TCGCTGTACCTGCTGAGTTCCGAAGCTCTTCGGTTAGGTGCGTGATGGCATCGGCTCCTCGCCCTACCAACGCCGCCATCGCAGGGCCAGCACGGAGGCCGAACAATTCCATCATCTTGCCGGTCTGGTCGGCGTGAGGTTCTAACTGACGAACAATGTCATCAAGCGGCAAGAGGCGACCGGCAGCGTCCGTCGCTTGTAGCCCGAACTCCTGCATAATCTTTGCGCCCTCATTGGTCGGAGCCAGTAACTTGACAATAGCCCCGCGAAGGGCCGTGCCGCCCATGGTGCCCTGGAATCCGGCGTCGGCCATGAGGGATAACGCGGCGGTCGTTTGTTCAAACTCTACACCGGCGCTCTTGGCGACCGGCCCGACGTAGCGCATGGCGTTACCGAGTTGGGACAAGTCAGTATTCGCCATCGTGAAGGCTTTAGCCATCACGTCGGAGACGCGCCCGATTTCAGAGGATTCAAACCCGTATCCGCGCAGGGTCTTCGATGCGATATCGGCAGCGGTGCCGACATCCATCATGCCAGCAGCCGCGAGGTCGAGCGTCCCCGGCATCGCTTCGATAATCTCATTAACCTTGAAGCCAGCGAGGGCGAAAAACCCCATCCCCTCTGCTGACTGACTCGCCGAGAACATGGTGGTGCGGCCTAACTCTGCCGCCGTCCCTGTGAGGTCTTGGAAGTCTTTACCGGTCGCCCCACTGATGGCGCGAACCCGGTTCATATTAGATTCAAATGTAGCGAAGGCGACCGCAGCTTTGGTGCCCATGGCGACGATGGGCATCGTCAGCCCCATCGTCAGGTTCATGCCGGTGGCTCGCGCAGCGTTGCCAGCTTTGCCGAGTTGTTCCCCGGCCTTCTTTAGTTTCTGACCGCTGGCTGTTGCGGCAGCGCCAAACTGATCGAGTTTTTTTCGTGCAGCGTCGAGCTTGCGCGACATCCGGTCACGTAAGTCAAGCTCCGCCTCGATGGTGCCAACACTAACCGCCATAGCTGATCACCTAACGCTTGCGAGATGCTCGTCTCTTGGCCTCTTTGTCTTCTTTCCGTAACATCGCCACGAGCGGGTCTACATAACCAGCAGGAAGGGCACAGTAATCAATCCATGACCACCCCATGCGCTTCATCAAGGCGAGGTCGTTTTCGGTTCTGCTTTTCCAGTAGGTCGTTTTTTTTCCTCTGCTAACCTCGTTTCGTGGTCATCGATGGCGTTATCAATAAGATCAAAGAGGTCGCTGTGCAGCGACTCCATCGTGCTACGGGTTACCGCCAACTTCTTGTCGTTCTCGTCAGCCAATGACCAATCAAGCAGATACGTACGACACCGGGCAAACGAGTATTCCGTCCACTCCAGCTTCGCCTCAGGCTGCACCGGCTCGGCCCCCTTTTTCTGGACCGGAGCCGACACCACGCTCACGTCCTTCATCATGCGGCGCTGCTCGCCTACCGAAAGATACTTCCGCACACGAATCCAGAACGGGTAGGTTTCGCCGTCCCCGGATTTCCACTCCAGTTCTAACTTGACATCCTCTGGTTCTACGACCCACGGGTTCGCCATTAGCTGCTCCCTTTGATAATGGTGGGGACACGATCCACCTCAATACTCAGACGCTCCTCGTCGTCGGCGTCGCGCCATGTTACAACACCTTCCCATATCCATGTGTTCCCGCTAATGTAGAGATGCACGTCTATGGGCACCCGCGAAACCCATGGCTCAAAAATAGACACCACGGCGGCGGTGACATAAAACCGGGAGGGGCCGAAGCTCTCAATAGACCACGCGCCAAGGGTGGCGGCGGTACGGTACTTATACCGCACCTCGCCGCCTTTCCCTGACACGCGCATCGAGGAACTATGTGGCCGCAGTTGCTCGACTCAGATCCCCGGCAGGTTGGATTGTCAACGGAGCATCGAGAAGATCGCCAACCGTTCCGCCCAGCGGATTGTATGATTCGATTACGCCAATCCCTGAATAGATCGGGTTAATGGCCGTCGAACAGATATTCTGCGGCCTGATCTCCACGCACACCGTTGTCCCCACCAGCGAAAACAGCGTCGCATCAACCGCAGCAGCCGCGAAGTCCTGATGGAAGGTGACATCCACCGACCAGTTCTTCAGACCGCCCTTATTGATGCGACTGCTGTCGCCCATGGCCGTCTCGTCCTGCATCTCGCTGGCGTAGTTCAAGCCAACCTCGGACGCATGGGCCGAAAGATTCACGGCGTTGATTTGAAGAAACGCGTTCGTATACACCAGTGTCGCCATTGTCTTACCTCGCTTATTCGATACTCATCCAGGGAAGCATCAGATAGGATTCTCCGCTCGTCGTCATTCCCCATTCAGCACGCCAGAACGATTGAAAGGTGGACGTTACGGTGCCAGTCGTCAACGGCGTGGCCCACTGTCCGTTTCTGCAACTTCGCTCGGTAAACGCCACATGACTCGTAAACTTGCCAGCCCCAAAACCACTTGATGATGATCCCTGCACGCGCACCAGTAACCCCCCCGTTGACGAAGAGAGAACGTGCAGCCCTGCATAGAGCGATTGTCCTGCTGACACACCGCCAATATCGAAGGCTGTCCCCGTGCCACAACTGGTTAGGGCTGTCCCGGTGGCATCCTTCAACGCGATGGCTCGTACTATGGCCATAACTCCCCCTTACTTCACCCCGCGACCCTGCGCGGTCAGGTCGAAGGTCAGCATATCCCCCACGGTATTCCCGAGGTTGTAATTCTCGATCACAGCCTTCATCGAGTAGGCTCCGGTTTCCGCGCCCTCGGTAATGCCGTTACCGAACACGGTGAGCGGTTCCAAGTCATCACCAACTAATTCAAATAGCGTGGCGTCGGCGTTGTTCGTGCCACCGTTCCAGTACCCGGCCCCGCTTACACTGGCGGTAGTCAAGCCGCCGGTATTGATGCGGGTCGAGTCCCCGAAGGCGGTAACGTCTTGCATCTCGGACGCATAGTCCAGCGATAGCTCGTTGTGGTCCCCGCTTAGGTTGTGTCCGCCGTATAGCACCTTCGCGTTCGTGTAGACAATTGTCGCCATAATGTCACCCCGTCGAGAGATCCTTGTAGGCCAAGAAGTTCACCGCCACAAGTGAGCGTTCCGCCTCGTCACGCATTAGCGCAAATGGCACCTGTGTGGCTTCCACATATGAATACCGAGTCGAGTTGATCGTACGCTCACTTAATCCGTCCAACAAGTTCATCACCGATTGCATCCCTGACCTGGCCGTCTCATAGCTGGATGACCGTCGAATAACTTGCAACCCGGCGACCTCCAGCGCAGCATTCCCAGGCCCCGTGGACATCGCATGGATGGGACCACGCCCACCCGTCTCCGTGAGAAGGAACGCGTCGTCTGGCTGCTCGGGCATAAATGATTTGTAAATGGTGGTCGAGATGGACCCCGTCGTTAACAAATCAGAAATGTCGTCAAGGAGCATAACTATCGCCTTAGTCCAGCCTGGATCTCGCGCCTCATCAGCCGCCCCATGTCCAGAACGAATGTCCGACTCGTGCGGTTCATGGCAGTCTCCAAGAACTTCCACTGACCACCCGTTCCATAGGGCGGGTTATGACGCGCAGATCGGCCCCCTACGGACCTCCGAGGGGGCGGTGGTATCTCATGCACGGCTAGAGCGTAATCGGTCCCATACGTCAACCTCGCACGAAGAGCGCCGGGTTTCGCGTAGGGGTTCACCTTGGCGCTCCCGGCCAATCGCCCAAACTCCCACGGCGTCAACTCCACGGAATGCGCGAGGGTCAAATCTGCGATCTCGTTCACGGCCCTCGCTGCGGCCATAGGGTTGCGCTTCGCCACGTTTCGCAGCTTCCGTCGCGCCGAACCTATACCGCGCAGTGTTAATCTCATGATTACTTTAAGTAGATAATGGTGATCCCGGCATTCGTACCGAACGGAAACAACCCAACCCCCAAGATTGCTGGGGTGATGGCATACGCTTCGGTAGACCCCACGTCACCAGTGGACAAGGTGATCCGGTCTTCCGGTCGCACAGTCACATTCGACTTAAGATAAACAGTCTGGCGACTCGGCACTTCCTGGCCATCCTTGGTTACGACGCGCTTGATCTCCCCAATCACCGCACACTCGTAGGCCACATCTGAACCATAGCTCGGATTGCCGTACCCGTCATACGATTGGAACGGCGCAAGGCTGACGCTCTGTTTCATCAGCGGCGAGAACACATTGACGTTAAACATTACTTAATCCGCTGAAACGGCAACAACATCCTCTCTGGCGAGTCTTGGCTCTCGCTCTTGTAACTCACGGACACCGGCCCGACCTTCATGGACGACACCCCAGCGCTTCCTTGATACATCTCGGCAGCGCGAAGCAG